AAAGGTATGAATGATATTTCTAATAATTATCCAGATTATGATGGCATAACTCTTGAGATTATTAAAGAAAACGATGAAATTGAAATATATCAAACTAATGAGTACTTTGGTTCAATTTTATTAAGCAACCCCACGATAGTAAATGTTATTGATTATCCTTATGGACACTACGTTCTTTCCCCAGAAGCATCTTTTGATGGCGAAAAGTTTATTATTAATAATAGACTACTTTCTGAATTAACTGAGTGGCATATTACTAATCCAAACCATCCCAACAATATAAAATAAAAAACCCCTACTTTTTACAGTAGAGGTTGTTTATTTGGTAAATTTTTTATTCAGGAAACTTTTGCATCCAAGACTTTGTCTTAGGAGTAATTCCCTTCCAGGCAGACCAATTTTTACCACCGTCTGACATATGAAATGCTATTTTTGCATTTACGACGGGATTTAGAAGGTCTGAGTTAGCATCAAGATTAAACTTATCTCGACGATCAGGACCTAATTGCCCAATCATATTAATCTGAAACATACCATAAGAACTGTCTCCAGTCTCAGTGTTTCCATTAAATCTGATTGGTTGACCATTAGACTCTTTTTTGGCTACTGCCCAAGCCTCCTTTAGATCGTTGCCCCTAAAGCCAACGAGATATAAAAGTTCCTTGAGTTCACCATCGGTTAGAGAACCCTTGTTTTCAAACTTTTGTAATTTTTTCTCCTTAGAAACACTTAAAGCCTCTTGCGAGGCTGAATCTGCGGATACTACAATTTCCGTACTTAAGTTATTGCGTTCACTAGCATTAGCAACATTTAAACCTTGTGCTGCCATTACTATAATCGTGAGTATTCCGATGAGTTTTTGTTTATCTTTTGCTATATTCATCTGTTTCCTCCTTAGAAACGAAAAACCCTTTTCAGGGTTGTTACTACCAAGTATAACATAATTTTATCACTATAGTCAAATCCCCAGTTCAGAAGGTGGTATAATAAATATACTATGGCTACTGGAAATACAGATGATGGTTTATTTAATTTACCTTACCCGCTTGCAGAAGATCCTGTAAATGTACACGGAGATATTGAAGCATTAGCTGATAGATTAAAGATTATTTTACCTCCACTTGGATTATCTCAATTTCAAATTCAAGTAAAAAATACTGGGGGATCAACACTTGCAGCAGGAACACCCGTATATGCAACAGGATATACCACAGTTACAACTGTGTCAAAAGCAATCCCAACAACTACATCTCCTATTTTGGGATTATTAAAAACTAGTTTAGCAAACAATGCAGAAGGTATTGCAGTTGTTGCTGGAGTTATGGAAGATATTAATACTTCTGGTTTTTCTAATGGAGATGTTTTATATGTTGCAGAATCAGGCGGATTAACAGCAACACGACCAACATCTGGCTCAGGGGCAGTTGGAATTGTAGCTCATGCAGCCTCATCTGGAATTATTATTGTTGAGGCAAAAGGCAACGGGACATGGGGGGCACTAAAGGCTGGACTAGCCTAATAGTGATATAATAAACAAATGGCAACTACTCGTGGATCAGCAAACTCTTATGACATTGGAAATAAACCTCCAACAGTTCTTTGGACTGTAGTTCGTGGAGATACTTCAGGTTTTAGAGTCTATGCCACAGATGATGCAAAGGTTCCATTAGTAATTGATGATTGGACAATCTCAATGAAAATTAAAAGACCAAACAGCGTTTCTAATCTTGGAATAATTACAGATGATGCTACAACTGTTATGATTTTAACTCCCGCTCCAGATGCAGATGATGGCCTAGGAGAATTTACAGTTTGGCTTGAAGCAGCACAATCTCAAAATCTTCAAACAGGAGACATCTTTGACATTCAATTATCAGACCCTTCACGAGTTTGGACAGTAGCTCAGGGCTCAATGAAGATCCTTGAAGATGTAACAGATTAATGGCCACAGCATTAATACTTGATGAATTAAATAATAAAACAAAAAGTATTTATTCAATAAATTATTCAGTTATAAAAATAGAAGATAAAAATCGTCAAACAGTAGTCAATGATATACTTCCCTTTAGAGTCAAGTTTATTCCTATACAGATAGAATCTTTGTTTGGTAATCCACCAGGAATTGGACTTCAAGTAATTGGCTATAGCAACTATATTCTCTAATTAAATAACTATAAATAGGGGTTATAATTACAGCATGGCTAAAATATCAATTGCAAGCGTAAAGGCCCTGTTTCAAACAGGAGACAGACCTACTCAAGAAAATTATGAAGATTTAATTGATACCTCTTCAGCACAGGCAACAGATCTGGGCACTGCGGGTAATAATGAGAGCACAATCAATGGTATTGAAAATGCTACAACCGTAGATAGCTTTGATGCAACAGCATGGCGTTCAGTTACCTATGCTGTTTCAATTTCAAAAACTTCTGCGGGAGCCAACAAGTTCTACGCAACCAAATTAGATATTCTTGTTGACGGTACCGATGTATCTGTTAACGAGTATGGCACAATCGACAATGATGGGAATATTGGCACCATTAATGTTTCTCGCACTGGAAATACCGTGGCCTTAACAGTCACTCCAGACCCTGCGATAAAGCCAGTCACTGTACGATTTTCTCGTATGGGACTTAAGGCATAACTAAGGAGATATAAAAATGGCAACAGTAAATAAAGATTTTAGAATTAAGCACGGTCTCGTCGTTGAAGGTTCAACTGCAACAGTTAACGGCAAGAATATTATCACAGCAGGCGTCGTTGATGCTAAGGGTGATTTAATTGTAGGTAGTGCAGATGATGCAGTAGCTCGTTTAGGCGTTGGCTCAAATGGTCAAGTCCTTACAGCAGCATCAGGTGCAACATACGGAGTTCAGTGGTCTGATCCAGCAGCCGTTGGCATCTTCCAAACAGAAATTACTTTTGAGGGTTCAACAGCAAATGATTTTGAAACTACTCTTACACTTGTAGATCCAACAGCAGATCGTACAATAACATTTCCAGACGCAACAGGAACTGTAGCACTTACTTCAGATATTACTACAGCGGTAGATGCAATTACAACAACTGTTATTGAAGAAGGAACAAACCTTTACTTCACAGATGAAAGAGCACAAGATGCCATTGGAGACAATGTCGGAACTGGTCTTTCATATAATGATACAACAGGTGCAATATCTGTAACAGCAAATACCTATGATGCATATGGCGCAGCTGCTTCAGCACAAACTGCTGCAGAATCAACTGCTTCAGGATATGTATCAACACACGCCAACCTAACAGAAGCACATGGCGCAAGTGGTGCGGTAGTTGGAACAACTAACACACAAACTCTTACAAACAAAACACTTACTTCACCAAAAATTAATGAAGATGTAGTTCTTACATCTACAGCTACAGAGCTTAACGTTCTTGACGGAATCACAGCCTCTACTGCTGAACTTAACCTTCTTGATGGAGTAACAGCTACAACTGCTGAACTTAACATCCTTGACGGAGTAACTGCTACAGCAGCAGAGATTAACCTTCTTGATGGAGTGACTGCTACTACAACTGAACTTAACTATGTAGACGGAGTAACTTCAGAAATTCAAGGTCAGATTGACCTAAAGGCTCCTCTTGCATCACCAGCACTTACTGGAGTACCTACTGCTCCAACTGCAGTAGCAAGTACTGATACAACTCAGATTGCTACAACAGCATTCGTAAAAGCAGCAGTAGCAGGACTTGTAGATGGTGCACCAGCACTTCTTGACACTCTTAATGAGTTGGCAGCAGCAATTAACGATGATGCTTCATTTGCTACAACACTTACTACATCAGTAGGAACAAAGGTTTCAAAGGCTGGCGATACAATGACTGGACTTCTTGTCCTTTCAGCAGATCCATCAGAAAACCTTGGTGCAGCAACAAAGCAGTACGTTGATACAGCAGAATCAGATGCAAACACTACAGCATCAGGATATGTTTCAACACACTCAGGCCTTACAACTGGTGTTCACGGTGTAGCTGGTAATGTTGTTGGTACAACTGATACACAAACATTAACAAACAAGACAATTGATGGCGCAAGCAATACTCTTACAGTACGAATTGCAAATGATGTTTCTGGTCTTGGAACTGGCGTAGCCACATTCCTTGCCACACCATCTTCTTCAAACCTTGCAGCAGCATTAACTGATGAAGCAGGGTCTGGAACAGTAGCATTTACTACTAGCCCAACTTTTGTTACACCAACTCTTGGTGCAGCATCTGGTACAAGCCTTGCTCTACCAGATTCTCTTGTTGGATCTTCAACAGGAACTGCTGGAACTTCAGCAACTACAGTTGACACATGGTCAGCAACAACTTATTCAAGCGCTAAATACTTAGTTCAGATGAAAAAATCTGGGGATATTGAAACAAGCGAAATTCTTGTAACAGTAGACGGAGCAAACAATGTATATATTACAGAGTATGCCAATGTAATTAGTAATGCTGCCCTTGGAACAATTACTGCAGCCTATAGCGCTGGAAATGTTGTTCTTACAGTTGCTGCAACAGCAGCAGATACTTCAGTTAAGTTACACAAGACTTACGTTGAAGCATAATTTAAAAATACAGTAAAAAGAAAAGAGGACGGGAATGGCAACTACTACTAAAGACTTTAAAGTTAAACACGGTTTATCCGTAGTCAATGGAGGTTCCTTTGGTGGAACGGTAGTAGTTGCTACCCCAACCGAAAATACACATGCAACAACAAAAGCATATGTTGATGGTCTTGCTGGGATAACAATAGCAACAACAGCACCAGCAATAACAAGAAATGGACAGTTCTACTTTAATCCAGATACCTACCACTTATCAGTCTCTTATGACAGTGAGTGGTTAGTTTTGGCAAATTATATGGACACTGTAAATCTTCCACAGCACATCCACGACACCTCTATTGGTGGAAATGGCTTACTAACTACAATTTTCCAGGATGCAGGATTCTATTATGAAGTCCCACTATCATTTAATGATGCTAGTTTTTATAATAATGCTATCTGGGAAATTCTTTTTGACGGCGGTATGGCAGTAGATAACTTCAACTAAATTGATGTTATAATAATATAAGTAATGGGTAGCACCCAAAAGGAGAACTAAATATGGCAACTAGAATGCAACAGCGCAGAGGAACTGCAGCTCAGTGGATATCTTTAAATGATGGAGATGGCCCAATTCTTGCTGCTGGCGAAATTGGTTTTGAGAGCGATACTGGTCAGTTTAAGATCGGTAATGGAGTCAGCCATTGGACAGATCTTTCATATTTTAAAGACTTTGGCGATCTAGGCGGATCATTAGACGACTATATTGAACTTACAGCTAAAGGAGCAGCATCTGGAGTTGCAGAACTCGATGCTACATTTAATGTTTTAACAAAGACTGGCGTTGTTTTTGAAGGCGCTACAGCAAATGATTTTGAGACAACTTTACAGGTAACAGAGCCAACAGCTGATCGGGCTATCACACTTCCAAATGCTACAGGAACAGTTGTTCTTGCAGATGGCAGCGGTAACGTAACAGTATCAGGAGACTTAACAGTATCAGGTACAACTACTATCATTGACAGCACAACAATTAATGTTCAAAATAACATTAGATTTGAAGGAACAACACCAAATGATTTTGAGACAAGCTTAACAGCAGCAGATCCAACTGCAGACAGAACTATCACACTTCCAGATGCCACAGGAACAGTTGTTCTTGAAGATGGAACTCAAACACTATCTAATAAGACAATTAATTTAAATGCAAACACTTTAAACACTACTCTTGCTCAATTAAATACAGCAGTATCTGATGCCGATGTTGCTTCACTTGCTGGATCAGAAACATTAACTAATAAAACTTTAACATCTCCAAATGTTAATGAAGCAGTTGCTCTTACAGCAACATCTACAGAGTTAAATATTCTTGACGGAGCAACCGTAAGTGCTGCAGAACTAAATATTCTTGATGGCGTAACATCTTCAACCGCAGAACTAAATATTCTTGACGGTGTTACATCAACAGCTGCAGAATTAAACGTACTTGATGGAATTACTTCATCTACTGCAGAACTAAATATCCTTGACGGAGTAACAGCAACCGCAGCACAAATAAATGTTCTTGGAAGCCTAACTGCTACTGCAGCAGAATTAAACATTCTTGACGGTGTTACATCTACTACAGCAGAGATAAACAAACTTTCTGGAGTAACCGCTACATCGGCTGAAATTAATACTTTGTCTGGAATTACTTCCACTGTTGCAGAATTAAATATTCTAGATGGTGCACTTTTATCTGTAACAGAATTAAACTATCTAGATGGTGTTACTTCTGCAATTCAAACACAGATTGATGCTAAAGCAGATACTGCTGCCCCTACATTTACAGGAAC